ACGATCTGGCTGAACGGCGTGCTGATGCTGTTGCGCACGCTGAACGGCGTGTCCGGCTTGAGCCGCACCGACCAGTCGCCCAGCGCCATGACACGTTCGGTGACAGGCATCAGCCGAACACCACCCGCAGCTGCTCGCCGACGACCTGGTAGAGCTGGGCGCCGATACCGTCGGCGGCGTCGACGCCGGTGCCGGTGCCGCCGCCGCTCGTCACGCCGATGCCGAAGTATGACCGGTTACGGCTGGTGCCGTTGGTCAGGCGGCCCGCCGTCGTGTTCTTTGTGCTGCCGTAGTCGCTCGTCAGCACCAGGTACTCGCTGCTAAGTGCCGTGGTGTTGCGGATGCCGTAGGTCGTCGACGTCGAGGCGGTGGACGAGCCGAACCGGATTTGCAGGCCGGTCGAGGCGTTCTGCGCTGCGGCCACGATCCTGAAGCAGCGGTCGCCACGGCGCAGCGACACGTCGACGGACACCTCGCCGCCGATGGTGACGTTGCTCGAGCCCGACAAGCGCAGGACGCACTCCACCGGCGAGTTGCGCAAGATCTGGCACGACGACAAGGTCCAGGCGTAGGTCGTGCCGCCGATCTCGTGGCAGACCTGCACTGCACGGGTCGTCGACCAGGCCGAGCCCGTCCACCAGCTGACCGACAGCTGCGACGACGTCGCCGTGAGCCGCACCAGGCCGTTGCCCAGCGTGTAGCAGCTGGCGATGTCGATGTCCCGGCGGCCGTGCATGGGACCGACGGCGTCGATGATCGACGCCGAGCCGACGTAGTAACTCGCCGGTGCGACCACCTGCGCCCACGTCACCGAGCCGTTCGTGGCGATCGCCACGCCCGGCGCGTAGTAGAGGTCGACGGTGCCCGTCTCACCCGCACGAGTCGTGTTCGACGGTGCGACGCCGCCGTAGGCCGACTCGACACGGGTCAGCGTGCCCGTCGGTACGGACGCAGCGACGGTGTAGGTCGTCACGCTCATGCCGTTGGTCAACCCGGCGTACACCGCAGGCATCTCGATGCGCGGCCGACGGAACAGGCGGGGCCGCTCGAGGGTGACCTGCCAGTCGACCAGCAGCGTGCCGGTGCCCAACGACGCACGACCGAACCCTGCCTGCGCCGACAAGACCTTGTAGTAGCCGTCGAGCTGTGACACCACCGACGACGTCACGGGGACCCAGCCGTCGTCGCTGAGCGACGGGTCGAGGCCGGTGACCCCGTTGGCGAACGACGTGGCGTCGGCGTCGCTCGACGCCTTGTACACGCCGGTGAGCGTGATCTGCTGGCCCGACTGCTGCCACTCGTACGGCTCGTTCAACGTGCGTGCGTCGCCGCCGCTGGCCGTTGCCAGGCCGATGCGGCCCAATGTCAGTGCCATCAGCGTTGTCCCCGATCAAGCCGGCGCAGTTCCTCACGCATCCAGCGCACCACGTCGTCCGGCCGTCCGATCGGGCTGTTCACGACGATGGTCACGCCCTGGCCGCCGACGGGGCCGACACGAGCCAGGTCGTCCGCCGACAAGATCCGTCCGTTGCTCTGCGGGACGAACAGCTCGGGTCCGACCTCGCCGACCATCGTCGGCATTCCGGCCCGCACCGGACCGCCGTCGGCGTTGTTCGCCGTCACGGCGTTGCTTGCAGCGACCAGGTTGGCGGGCGGCTCGATGCCGAGCTCGGCGTAGGCGGCGAGCAGGTTGCTGTAGCCCATCGTCTTGATCTGGCGGCGGAACGAGTCGATCGAGCCGGCTGCCTCGTTGCTGCTGTCCGTCACGCCCGAAATCAGCTGTGCCAGGTTCATGAGCTGCGCACGGACGTTGGGGTCCTGCACGTCCTTGATCAGGTCGGCCATCTTGTCGCGGAAGAAGCTGGCCTTGTCGGCAGCGGTCAGAGTCACGCCGGCCAGCCGCTGCTGCGTCTCGTACATCGCCCAGGACTTCTCGACGTAGCTCTGCACCTTGTCTTCGGCGTCAGCGAGCCGCTCGCCGTAGTCGCCGGTGCCGTTGGCGAGCTCGTCGAGCGCCTGTTTCATGTCCTTGCTTGCACGCCACTCGGCCATCTGCGCCCCGGCGAAGCCGAGCGCAGCGTCGATCATGTCGTTCTGCTTGCGGTCCAAGCGGTCGAGGGCGTCCTTCTCGGCCTTGATGGCGTCCTTGGCGTTCTGCGCCTCTCGAGCCAGCTTGCGCTGCTCCTCGGACAGGCGGGCGTTCTGCTCGGCGGTCGTCTCGGCGGTGTCGCCCTGGTCGTCCTGTGCCTTGTTCAGCTCGTCGGTCGAGTCCTTCGCACGCTTCGCACGCTCGCTGTAGAACTGGAACGTCGGACCGATGGGCCCCATGCCTAGGGAAAGCACATCGGCGAACGACAGCAGGCCGTTCGTGGCGTTGCTCACCGCGCCCGTCGCCTTCGCCAGGTCCGAGGCCATCAACGCAAGCGCCGGCACGGTTTCCTTTGCGAACGTCAGACCGACGTCCGACCCGGACTCCTTCAAGTTGTCCAGCGCAATCTGAAGGTCACGCGACGCCTTCAGGTCCGCCTCGGACAGCGTCTGCGCCTTGGACACCGAGTCGGCGAACTCGGCCATCCCCTGGCTGCCCTTGTTCAGCAACGGCAGCAGCTCGGCGTAGGACTTGCCGAGCAGGTCGTTGCCGAGCGTCGCCCGCTTCGTCGGGTCGGTCGTGGCAGCGATCGCATCGGCCACGTTGCCGAGCGTCGCCGCCATGTTGACCGTGCCGTCCTTGGCCCGCACCACCGAGATGCCGTATTCGTCGAGCTTGCCGGCGTCGATGTTGCGAGCCAGGCGACCGAGCGCCGCTGCCCCGGTATCGGTCGAGATCCCGAGGTCGTCCATGTTGGCGATCAGACGAGATGACTCGAAGGTCGTCATGCCGGTCTTCGTCGAGAAGTCCCGCACCCGGTCGGCGAGTTCGGTGAAGTTGCGGATGCTCGCCACCGCCGCCGTGCCGAGCGCAGCCATGCCCGCAGCGGCCGCCATCTGCGGACCGCTCAAGCCATCCAGGCCGCCGCCGACCGAACCGAGCGCATCGCCCAACGGACCCAGCTGGTTCTCGGCCAGGTTCGTGGCGGCATCGCCGAGCTGACCGAAACGGGACTTCTTGCCGCCGACCCCGTCGAGCTTGTCCTCGAGCTCGCCGAGCTGCTTGCGTGCCTTGGCGACCGCACGCTGCAAGCCCTCGGCCGAGCCGTCGATCAGGACCTGGATGCGGGGACTAGCCACGGCCGGTCACCTGCTCGGTCAGCCGGCGCACGCCCTCACCGATGATCTGACGGATGCGAGGCTCGCTACGCTGCACGCCCTTCTGCAAGAAGTTGTTGGCAGCGATCGGACCGCCACGCCAGCCCTTGGCCTTGTTCGGCCGGGACCCCCAGCCGTAGTTGATAGGGCCGGCGTAACGGACCCGTGCGTTACCGGCGCTGACGACGGCGCCACGGTTCGTCGCCTTCGCCTTGATCGACCCGGCCAACCGGCCGGAGCTCGGCCGGTTCGGGTACCACGGGTTGTTGCCCGTCCGGCCCGACGAGACGAACCCTCGAGCGGCGCCGGCGGTCACATCGGCCGCCTGGAGGAACTCGCCCTTGAGCGCGCGGTACAACCCGACACGAGTGGTGTCGTCCTCGATCTTCTTGAACTGCTGGCGCAGCTCGTCCAGACCCTTGATGACGATGCGCTCGGTGGCCTGTCCCGCCACAGCGTCAGGCGGTGGCGCGAGTGACGGCGCCCGACAGCGGGAACGTGACGCTGACCTCGGCCAGGTCGGAGACACCGCCCGACAAAGGTGCCCACGAGTTGACCAACAGGCTGCCCGTGTACTTGGGGTTCGAGGTGCCGACGCTGGCGTTGGTGGCTCGCACCTCGAACGTCACGACGGTGCCGAGCAGCGGCCACATGATCGAGTCGATGGCGCTGGCGGCGACGTCCTGGTTGAAGGTGAGCGCCAGGCTGCCGGACTTGCGGCCGGCGATCGGGGACGTCCAGCCCGAGTCGGCGAAGTCGGTCTGGTCGAGCTCGGCCACGTCGACGGTCAACGTCACGGACTTGATCGTCGACGACCTGTCCGACCCGTTGAGGGCGATGTAGCAGTCGTTGAGTGCGAACGTGGCCACGGGGACTCCTCAGTAGATGCCGATGAGAATGCGGGTCTGGAAGGACGGGTTGGTGCCGCTGACGGTCCACGTCGCCCGCCAGTAGGTGTCGGTGATCGCACCGACCGTGCTGCTGAACTGGCCGCCCTTGGCGGTGGCGGCGGTGAACGTGACCCGGTCGGTCGGGCTCGTGAAGCCCGAGTTGTCGTCGCTCTGGATCTTCACGGTGATCGTCGGAGTCGACGTGCCGCCGGCCGTCAGGAAGTGCGCCACCGCCCACACCCGCTGGGTTGCGGACACCGCGCCGAGCTGTGCGCCGGTGCTCGAGCCGGTGCTGGTGATCGTCGACTCGGTGTCCACCGTGCCGCGGATCAACGGGCTGGTGCCCTTGAACGTGACGCTGTGCGTCGCCAGGTCGCCGGCCGCACCCTCGAGCACGGTGCGGGTCTGCAGCATGCCCTGCGAGAAGTAGCCGACGGCGCCCACCGACGAGCCCATGGGCACGACGCTGAACGGGTAGACGGTGCCGAGCGTGACGGCCAGGACCTCGTCCACGGCGGACGTCTGCGACGCCGTGGCGGTCGCCATGTCGGTCGGTCCCGACGCCGTCATCATCGTCGAGCGGCGCCCGGCGATCGGCGTCGTCCACCCGGCGGCGCAGAACGTCGTGGCGTCCAACTCGGACACCTCGGCGCTGACCTGCACCGAGTTGGCGAAGCAGGCGAGGTCGAGGCCGCCGGCTGCGATGTCGACGTCGTTGAGGGCGAAGGTGGCCAACTCATTGCCTCCCGGCGTAGATGCGCACCGACCAGTCGGCGCACAGGTAACGGGCACCGTCGGCGAGGAGCTCGGAACGGGGACCGGACACGTTGTCCACGACGACGTCGTGGCAGACGCCGCCGAGCGTGCGGTCCCGGTCCATCAGCGCATCGGCCAGCGACTGGTCGCAGCCGGCGCCCGACGACGCCAGCGCATCCAGGCGGCCCATGGCGGCACGCATGTCGCCGGCCTGCACCCATGCCGTCAGCTGCAAGCGCACGACGCCAAGCCCCTTGGCGAAGGCTTGGTGGTAGTCGATCCAGCCGCTGTCGGGCTGAACGGTCACGACGGTCGCCGCACCGGTCGGGATGCTGTCCGCTGGGTAGGCAATGGGGCGGACGCCGGGCACCGACGACAGCCGCTCGGCGACCGCCTCACGGATCAGCGTGAGGTTCACGCCACCACCGCCGTCGTGTGCGGGTGGCGGTAGCGGGCGAGCAGCTGCGCCACCATCGGGTTCGCACGCACCCGCAACGGGCCGAACTCGCCGAAGGCCGCGACGCCGAAGGGAGCGTCCTTGCTTTTGAACGCCTCGGCGGCGAGGAGCAACGTCGCCTGCTTGACGGGGACCGGGACCGACGCCCAGCCCCAGGTGGCGGTGATCTGCACGGCAGGGCGCAACGTCGCCGTCGGCCACGTCCTCGAGCCCACCGCACGCAGCGACGTGTACGGCCAGCCGCTGGCGCCGTCGTAGCCGACGCCGGACGACCCGAGGACGAAATCCGTGGTGAT